AGTTCAATACAATGAACAAAGAATGAATAAATTAAAAACTATATTTACAAAAATTAGAAACTATGAAAATTAAAGAAATTGCACAAAAATATGATTTATCCAAAGATGATTTTTGGGAATTAAAAAGAGGTACAAGAAGTATGTGGATAATAACACATGATGCTTGTGAAAAGATAGCAGCAAAAGAAAACATACAGTTTGGTGCACCAACTATATACAGAGATAGCAATAAAGATGTTGCAATAGTAGGTGATGCAAAAAGAGGAAATAAAGTTATTTGGAGTACTGGTGAAGCATCACCAAACAACTGTAAAGCTCCTTATCCTTTTGCAATGGCTGAGAAGAGGTTAAAAGATAGATTGATACTAAAATTAATTAATGCTTATGAGTATGGTATTTATTCAGATTCTGAAGCAGATAATTTCAAGAAACAATGATAGAAACAAATGTAATAGAAGTAGTGCAGTTAGTTTTACTATGTGTTACTTTAGGTTTAGTAATTGGAACTATAATCAAAAAGAAATAATTTAAACTATATATTATGAAAAAGAATCATTTGAGTTACTCGGCTTTATGCCAGTTTAAGAAATCACCTAATCATTTATTAGCATATTGGAACAAAGAAATAAAAACTACTGATGCAATGCAGTTTGGTAGTTTAATTCATAAAATGATATTAGAACCAGAATCTTTTTATTATGATTTTGCTGTTTTTAGCGGAGCAAGAAGAGCTGGTAGACAATGGTTAGAATTTAAAGAAGAAAACGAAGGTAAAAAACTAATTAAACAACAAGAATTAGATGATGCAAATAGAATAATTAACAATGTTATGTTACATCCAGTATTAACTGAAATGATGCAAAATAAAATAGAATCTGAAGTTCAATTAGAATGGCAACATAAAGAAGTTAATTTTAAGGGCTTTGCAGACCTTTTAACAACGTTTAATGGCAAGAAGTGTATAGTAGATATAAAAACTACTAATGATGCTGGAAAACGCTTTGAACGTGATTTATACTATAACGATTATAAAATGCAGTTGGCAATGTATCAAGACCAATATGATAAAGATACAGATGCTTATATTGTAGCAATAGAAACTACAACACCATTTAATGTTCAAGTATATAAATTAGATGATAGTTTACTATTTAAAGGTTGGATGGATTATGATTATTATACAGATAAGTTTAAAGAGTGGAATGGTGAGCCACAAGGTTACACTAATGATATAGTAGAAGTAAAAACAGAAATAGAAGAAATAGTATGAAAAAACTTGCAATAATAGGTGGATTAAGTTTAATGACTGCTGGAACTACTAATATGTTATGGCATAAACAAAAGTTAGATTTAAATCCAAACACATTTGCAATAGCTACAGGAAGTTTTTTTGTAGCTGTAGGAATAACCTATAAATTTTAATTAAAAACAAATAACAATGAATAAAAAAGAAGAAACAATATATTGTGGAAGTGGTAAAGTTATGAATCCTAAATGGCTTAAAGTAACTATCAATCCAAGTAAATTAGGTGATTACATACAAGAATACAATGGTAACAAATTTATTAAACTAAATATTAATTTAAAAGATGAACCAGACCAGTATGGTAAAGATGTAAGTATTAGTGTAGATACTTGGAAGCCAGAACCACAAGCAGAAACAAAATCTGTTAGTGATACTTCAAACGATTTACCCTTTTAAATATAATGAAGCAATCAAAGGTCTTAACAGCATTGGGTTTAACGTCACAGGATATACAAAATATGTTGATGAACGGATATACAATGCCAGAGATAGCAAAGAAGTATAAAATAGAATACATTTCTTTAGTACAAGCTTACAAAGTGCAAAAGAAAAATTACAAGTATGTTGATTTTATACAACCTAAAGAAGAAGTGAAGGACATTAAAAACGTGTCCTTCACCTTTGATAAACTATATACAGAAGAATCGCTTAATGAAGAAGAGCTACTTGCTTACTATAAGTATGAAGCTAAAAATAAAGCATATTATGAATATTAATGATTATTTTATTTTATCTGATATTGAAAAAGATATTATTAATCTTATAGCTGAAAAAAGACAATTAAATAAAGAAAAATCTAATCTTGATGGTAAAGGTCAAGCAAACAATAAAAAAGGAATTAGAAATAATAAACTTGGTTTTGCTGGTGAATTTTTATTTTGTAAAGGATTTAATTTATTTCCAGATTTTACAATTAATAACACATCTAAAATTAAAAAAACAGATAATGGTGATGCAATTCTTAAAGGTTTTACAGTAGATGTTAAAACAAGTCAGAATCAAAAGTATTTAATGACTCCAAGCTATTCAAAATCAAACATAGATTTATTTGCAAAATTTTATATGAATAATAAAGGAAAATTTTTTTTTCAGGGTTTTGCAACTAATCAAATGTTATTTAATAAAAATAATTTTATATTTAAAAAAAATGTAAACTATTTAACAGTAGATAGTTACGTTTTGGAAACAAACAAACTATTAAATTTTAATCAAATTATATTATGAAAGAATTACCCTACTTTAAATTTTATCCTAACCAATGGATTACTGGAAGTATATCATTTATGGATTTAGATATACAAGGTGCATTTATGAAAGTTTGTTGCTACTACTGGAGCAAAGAGTGTAATGTTACAAGAAAACAAATTAAAACATTAATACCTAAACAATGGAGCATATTAGTTGATGCTGAGTTGTTTAAGATAGAAAACGAATCTATTAGCATTAAATGGTTAGATGAACAATACCAACAAAGGTTAATAGAACACAAGCGAAACGTAAGCAACGGAAAAAAGGGGGGTTTAAGCAGGGCTAAAGCATTAAGAAAAGATAAGATAAGAAAAGATAAATATGCAAATGATAATTTATTAAAAGTAAATGATGAAGTGCAAAAACTTCTTAACCAATGATATTAGAAGATAAAGCTACTATACCATATTTAAAAGCATTTAAAGAAGGTAAAATTAAAAAAGGTATTGGCATTGGTTGTTTATTAGATGATTACTTTGTTTACAAGAATGGCAACTTTAATATGTTTTTAGGTTTAGATAATGTTGGTAAAACTAATTTTATCTTATGGTACTTAACTGCACTTAGTAAATTACATGGTAAAAAGTGGTGTATCTGGAGTGGCGAAAACAATGCTGGGCAACTTAAAAGAGATATTATACAAATGTGGACTGGTGAAACAATTAAAGATTTAAACGAATATTTATTTTACCACGATGAAATAAGCAAGTATTTTAAATTTATTGATAATAGAAAATTATACAACCATAAAGAACTATTAGAAATATTTGATAAAGAAAAATGTGATGGTGCATTAATAGACCCTTATACAGGTATTAACCACGATAGAAGAATATCACAATTTGAAAGAAATTATCAAGTTTGCAATGATGTTAGAGGGTTTTGTAATAGAACAGGTAAAACAGTATTTATTGCAATGCACCCACAAACAGAAGCAGCAAGGCGTGTATATCCTCCAGACCATCAATTAAATGGACATATACAACCACCACGTAAAGCTGATTGTGAGGGTGGGCAAGTGTTTCCAAATAGAGTAGATAACTTTATTTGTTTACATAGATTAATTTCACACGACAAACTTTGGATGATGACAGAAGTTCACGTATATAAAATAAAAGATAAAGAAACAGGCGGTAAGCCAACAATGTTAGGTGAACCACTTAGATTTGATTATAATAGTGGTTTAGGATTTACAATTGGCGGCAATAACGTATTAAAACAAAAACAATGAAAAAATATATTTTTAACAATCAGAGTTCTTTGTGGGGTGAGCCAGAGTGTATAGGTTTTGGAACTGATGATTTTTATGTAAAGGAAATAGATAAAAAAAAATCAAATAAAATAATAATAGAAAATCATTATTCAAAAAAAGTAGCTGGTTTTGCAACAACTTATGTTTATTTGGGTGTTTTTGAAAAAGAAAAACTTTTAGGAAGTTTACAATATGGTTTTATGATGAACCCAGCATCTGCTAAAAACATAGTAAAGGGTACTGGCATATATGAACATTTAGAATTAAATAGAATGTGGTTGAGCGATGAAATTAAAACTAAATATCCTGAAAGTCAAGCAATAAGTTATTCTATTAAATATATAAAGAAAAAACTAAAAAAAATTAAGTGGATTCAATCTTTTGCAGATGAAAGATGTGGTGGTTTTGGGATAGTTTATCAAGCTTGTTCTTTTGATTATTTTGGGGAGCATAATAGTGAATTTTATGAATTAGATGGTTTAACCTATCATAAAATAGCTATGACAAATTTATCAGACAAAAGGGATTCATATATATACTTAAGAAAAAACAAAGATAGAGCAATAAAAAAATCATTAAGACAATTTAGGTATATTAAATTTTTAGACCAAAGAGAAAAGAAAAAATGCCTATTAAAAGAACAACCCTATCCAAAATATTATAAATAAAAACAATGAGATATAAATATGAAGATATAGAAAAGTTTATGGAGTTTAAAACTTGGACTGATAAACAAAAAATAGATAAATTACTTGAAATAGATTGTAGTTTATATGCACATCTTGGCACAGATTCAACAAGAAGTGAAAAAGATGAAGTAAAAAGAAAAAGTTTAGAAATATATAGAACAATAAAAACGTTAGATAAAAAGTTAGGTGATGAATTACTTTACTCAGAAGATTTAAAACAATGAATGATTTAGATTATACAATTACAAAAAACAAATTAGAAATATTACTTTTAAAAGCTCAAGAGGGTTTAAAGAGTGGTAAAGTAACACAAAGCAAATTAGAAGCTGTAGAAACGCTCCAAGACACTTTAAAATGTATGTTAGAGCTGAGGTTTACAATTGATGAACTAAATAAA